CTTCAAAAATTCCCCGGAGGATATTTTTGTAAAATGTTTTTGAGTTAATTACTACTTAAACGAGTGCATTAGTCTGTGGCATATAGTAGGAATCCAGGTTTCTTCCTCCTGCCTTCTCCTTTCACAGTTGGTAAAGTGCCTATAAACTAGTGCATTCCTTTAAGTAGTCAATTAATAGTATTAAAAAAGTAGATTAAACTAGATAATAAGGAGATAAAAAATGCCAAGAAGTAAAGTCATAATCTCAAACTCTGACCATAGTCAGCCGATGAGACCGGCTTTAACACCTGATGCTAGAGAGAATCAAATGATCTCTTTAGCTATGGACTTGGTCGAAGAAAGGTTGCGAAATGGCACTGCTACTTCTCAAGAGACTACACATTTTTTAAAGTTAGCTTCATCTAATAATCAATTAGAAAAAGAAAGATTAATACAAGAAAATGAATTAACTAAAGCGAAAATAAAAGCACTTGAGACTGGACAGCATACAGAAGAATTGTACAGGGAAGCTTTGAAAGCAATGAGATCATATACAGGACAAGAAGAAATTCCTGTAGTTCAACTGGATAGTAAGGAAGAGATTAAAAAATGATAAAGTCATATTCTCAACTATGTAAGTTAAAAACATTTGAAGATAGGTTTAAGTATTTAAAAATTAATGGTACAGTTGGATCTGATACTTTTGGATTTGATAGATATATTAATCAAAAATTTTATCAGTCTTCTGAATGGAAAAAGGTAAGAGATATAGTAATAATAAGAGATAAAGGATGTGATTTAGGAATAGATGGAATGGATATTTGTGGTGCTATATATGTTCATCATATAAATCCAATTACCGAGTATGACATTGACAATGTCTCCGAATTTTTGTTTAATCCCGAAAATCTTATATGTGTATCTGAAGAAACTCATAATGCAATACATTATGGAAATGATGATTATTTAAATAAAATAAAGCAAATAGAAAGGAAGCAAGGAGATACAAAACTCTGGTAAAATATGGATTATTTACAAATGCACGAGTTATATCACGGATCAGTTAATAATTATGTATGGAAGATGTCTACTATTACTGATAGTGATGGAAATTTATACAAATTAAGTGGATCTAGATTAATTGATGATTCAGCATCAGAAAAAGAATATACTGAATTTGTTTCTAAAGGAACTAGCAAGTCATTGGAAAATGCTAAAACTTTTATTTCAAAGCAAAAAGATGTTCTAGAAGAAATGGCAGATTCTGTTGAGAATATGTACTTGCAAGAATGTGAAAAGCTTAAAAATAATAAAGAATTTCTTGATGAATGCTTTAGGCAAATGGATTCCATTTCCGATGAATTTAAAAGTTATAATAGAATGAGATCTATAATATTTGGTCAGGGTCACGTACTTGATAAGTATAGTTCAGACAAATTGAAAAAAGCTAGAAGAGAATTAGAAAGAAATCAGGCAACATATTCTTATAATATCGAAGTAATATGTAAAGATATAGTTGGTTCCAAATTATATGGATCTGGTCCGTATTCATCGTATTCTCCATCTAGTGATTACTATTATAAGGTAAGAGAGTATTTAAGTCACTTAAAAGTGGAAGATTACAGTCCTAATGAAAAAGAAACTGCATTAGCTGATTATATTTCCAAATTATATGAAGATAGTAGAAAAATAAAAATGGCTTTAGGCTATTAAAAGGAGAACAAAATTATGGATGAAAAAGTTAAAAAAGAAGAGCAAACTGTTTATTCTCAAGGAAATGTTGATTTGGGTTGCTTTTTGCGATTAAGAAAAGAGCCATCTATTGAAAGCGAAATTTTGACCGTTCTTAATCCTGGAGAAGAAATTAAAGTTGATTTAACCCATTCAACAAATGATTTTTATAAAGTATTTGTTCATGAGTTCAAAGGTTATTGCCTTAAGCAATTTATTAAACTAAAGGAATAATATATGGATGAATCCAAGGAACAAACTAAAGTTGACTATGTAAATAGTATTTTAAATTCAGTAAAAAAATCTCTTGGACTTGTAGAATATGATTTCTTTGATTCTGATTTGATAATGCATATTAATTCTGTATTTTCAGATCTTGCACAGATTGGTGTAGGTCCAAAGGATGGATTTTCTATTTCTGATTCTAATGCTACTTGGAGTTCATATTTGACAGATAATTTTAATTTACTTCAAAATGTAAAAAGTTATATGTTTCTAAAAGTAAAATTACTATTTGATCCTCCGACTAATTCTTCTGTTTTAAAATCATATCAGGATCAGATAAATGAATTTACGTATAGAATGTACGTTACTACTGATAATATAAATAACAAGGTAGATGCTAATTCTGAAGGAGATAAATAACTATGGATTATTTAGAAATGCATGAACTTTATCATTCCGGAGTAAAAGGACAACAGTGGGGAGTTAGACGTTATCAGAATAAAGATGGTACTTTAACTCCCGAAGGAAAAATTAGGTACGGTGTGTCGATAGATCGCAATGGAAATGTCAAAATGTCCAATTCTGGAAAAAAATTGTACGAAGAAGATAAGGATCCAAATTTGTGGGGTAAAAAGAGAGCAGATGATGCATCATCTATTGGAAATGCTGTAAAAAGTGGAGTAGAATCTGCAAAAAATTTACCAATGAAATCAGGATCTGTTGAAAGAAAAAAATATTCTGATATATCAGATGAAGAATTGCAAAAGAGAGTCAATAGATTAAATCTCGAGCAAAGATATAGCGATTTGAATGGTGACACAAAATATGTAAAAAGTGGTGGAGATATAGCAAGAGAAATTCTCCAAACTATTGGTGCAATAGTTGGAATAGGTGTTTCCGCTACAATGATAATTTCAAAAATATATGAAATGAAGAGTTTACATAAGTAGAACAAGGAGATAAATAGTTTTTATGGCATTATCTAATACGGCTACGCCAAAATATTATGGCCGTTTTAGAGAGGCCGTAGTAAAAGGAGATCTTCCTGTATGTAAAGAGATTTCGATGGAAATGAATCGAATAGATCAGTTAATAAATGATCCAGGAATATATTATGATGATCAGGCAGTAGAAGGTTTTATAAAATATTGTGAAAACGAACTTACATTAACTGATGGTTCTGATCTATATTTGCTTGACTCATTTAAATTATGGGCAGAACAATTATTCGGATGGTACTACTTTGAACAAAGAAGTGTGTTCGTTCCTGATGAAAATTCTCCAGGTCATACTGGGCATTATGAACAAAGATACACAAAAAGAAGATTAGTTAATAAGCAGTATATAATATTAGGTCGTGGTGGTGCAAAATCAATGTATGCTAGTTGCGTACAAAATTATATGTTGAACGTTGACACTACTACAACATACCAAATAACAACCGCTCCTACAATGAAGCAAGCTGATGAAGTCATGTCTCCAATACGTACATCAATAACCAGATCTAGAGGGCCACTATTCAAATTTTTAACTGAAGGTTCAATTCAAAATACTACTGGTTCAAAAGCTGATAGAGTTAAATTAGCTTCTACAAAAAAGGGAATTGAAAATTTCTTGACCGGTTCGATTATAGAAATACGTCCAATGGATATTGATAAATTGCAAGGATTAAGATGCAAAGTTGCAACTGTTGATGAATGGCTTTCCGGAGATATAAGGGAAGATGTCGTTGGCGCAATAGAGCAAGGAGCATCAAAGGTTGATGATTATTTGATTGTTGCAATTTCGTCAGAAGGTACAGTAAGAAATGGTCCAGGAGATACTATAAAAATAGAACTTTCTGATATTTTAAAAGGAAATTATAATAATCCTCATGTATCTATTTGGTGGTATAAATTGGATTCAATTGATGAAGTTCCATATCCAGAAATGTGGATAAAAGCAAATCCGAATATAGGTAAAACAGTTTCATATGAAGCATATCAAAGAGATGTTGAAAGAGCTGAAAAAGCTCCATCGACTAGAAATGATACTCTTGCAAAAAGATTTGGAATACCTATGGAAGGATATACTTATTACTTTACTTACGAAGAAACTTTGGCAAAACGATATCGAGATTATAGAGGGATGCCTTGCTCATTAGGAGCAGATCTTTCGCAAGGTGATGATTTCTGTGCATTTACATTTATGTTTCCATTACAGAATGGAAGTTTTGGAATAAAAGTTAGAAGTTATATATCTTCAAATACACTTCATAAGTTACCTGCCGCATCAAGAATCAAATATGATCAATTTATGAAAGAGGGTTCCCTAATTGTTTTTGATGGGACTATTCTTGACATGGATGATGTGTATGACGATCTTGATAAGCATATAGAAGATTCTGGTTATGATGTTAGATCATTTGGATTTGATCCCTATAATGCCAAGTCTTTTGTTGATAGATGGACAACTGAGAATGGTCCATTTGGTATACTTAAAGTTATACAAGGTACCAAAACGGAATCTGTTCCATTAGGCGAACTTAAGCAATTGTCTGAAGTTGGAATGTTGTACTTTGATGAAAATCTTATGACATTTTCGATGGGAAATTGTATTGTTTTGGAAGATACCAATGGAAATCGTAAACTTTATAAAGTAAGAAGAGAAGCTAAAATAGATAACGTATCAGCTTTATTGGACGCTTTTATAGCATACAAACAAAATAAGGAGGCATTTGAATAAATGTTAAATTATTTTAGAAAGGTAAATATTTGAAGTATGAGATTTCTAAATCGATTAGCTCACGCTTGGAATGCCTTTACTAGTAATGAAAAGGATGATATTTACATGTCACCTCCTGTCATAAATTACGGATATGTTTCCTCATATCCACCTTATATGACACATTTTACTAAAGGTAATGAAAGGTCAATTGTTGCTGCAATATATAATAGGATAGCAGTGGATGTTTCTAATGTGGAAATAAAGCATTCTAGACTAGACTTAAATGGAAGATATTCTGAGACTATTCAGTCTGGTCTTAATGATTGTCTTACCATTGAAGCAAATAAAGATCAAACTGCTAAGGCATTCGTTCAGGATATTGCCGAATCGATGATGGATGAAGGTGTCATAGCAATAGTTCCGGTTGATACTGTCACTAAAGTTGTTGATTCTGTAACATCAGACGATATTTTGTCAATGAGAGTTGGAAAAATAACGGAATGGTATGCAGATTATGTAAAAGTTGATCTGTATAATGACACTTTATGTAAACATCAAGAAATAATTGTAAAAAAATCTAGTGTAGCAATAATAGAAAATCCATTTTATGCAATAATGAATGAACATAATTCTACATTGCAAAGATTAATAACGAAATTAAATATTCTTGATGCTATTGATAAGCAATCTGGATCTGGAAAATTGGATTTGATAGTCCAACTTCCATATGTTGTTAAAACTCCTGCAAGAAAGCAGCAAGCACAATTAAGAAGACAAGAAATAGAAGATCAGTTATCGAATTCAAAATATGGAATTGCATATACAGATGGAACTGAAAAAGTAACTCAACTTAATCGTTCTGTTGAAAACAATCTATTAACGCAGATACAATATCTAACGAGTATGCTTTACAGCCAGTTAGGTATAACACAAGCGATAATGGATGGAACAGCAGATGAAAAGACTATGTTGAATTATATGAATCGCACTGTTATTCCTATTTTGGATGCAATAGTAAAAGAATTTCGTAGGAAATTCCTTACAAAAACAGCTAGAAGTCAAAAGCAGGATATACTATATTTTAGCAATCCATTCAAGCTCATGCCTATTAGCAATTTAGCTGATGTAGCAGATAAATTTACTAGAAATGAAATAATGTCTTCTAACGAAATTCGTCAACTTATTGGAATGAAGCCTAGTTCTGATCCAAATGCTGATGCGTTGCGAAATAAGAATATGCCAATTCCTAGTAATGGTCAATCTGCTAACGAAGCAATAGATGATCAACAAAGTTCAGTTGATAATGAAAATAGTGATAGTAATTCAAATGTTGAAGAAAAAATTTCTGGAAATGCTCCAGTTGATTCAACAAAATAGATTGATTTCTACTCTATTATTTAAAGTTATAGTTAATACTTTGGAGGTAAATCAAAATGGAAAAACCTAAATATGATTTTGGTGGATGGGCAACCCGTTTCAATATTAAATGTTCTGACGGTAGAACCATCTGCAAGGAAGCTTTCCTAGATAATAATGGTACGACTGTTCCATTAGTTTGGAATCATGGTCATGATAATGTTGATAATATTCTTGGCCATGCATTACTAGAAAATCGTGAGGATGGTGTGTATGCGTATTGTTCTTTTAATGATACTGAACAAGGAAATAAAGCAAAAGAAATAGTTAAGCATCATGATATTTGCGCTCTTTCAATATATGCAAATCGTTTGAAAGAAAATAGCAATAAAGAAGTTACGCATGGTCAGATAAGAGAAGTTAGTCTTGTTCTTGCTGGAGCTAATCCTGGTGCATATATTAATAACATTGTCATGCATAGTGATAATGGAGAAATTATTAAAGACGAATCTGGTGAAGCTGTTAAAAATAAAGAAGAAGCAGAAATATTTAATCCGTCTAGTCCAGATGGTATAGAAATAAATTTGGATAACGATGAGAGTATGGAGCATTCTTCTGATAATGAAAAGGAGAAAAAAATGGCCGAAGAAAAAACTGATCCTTCTAATAAAGATGATCAGAAAAAAGATGAGACTATGAAAGAAGTTTTCAACACTCTAACCGATAAGCAAAAGACTGTCGTCTATGCCATAATTGGTCAAGCTGTTGAAGATGCAAAAAAGGAATTACTTGATAACAAGGAGCAAAAAGAAATGAAACACAATGCGTTTGATTCTAAATCCGATGAAGAGAGTGTTAACAATACTACTGAAAATAATGCCGAACTTATGCATTCGGAAATTATTGAAGCAATTCACGATGTTACTGAGACTAAGAAGTATGGTTCAATGAAGGAATCGTTCATCCAGCATGGTATTACTGGTCTTGAATCTTTACTTCCTGAAGTTAAATCTGTCTCCGCTATGCCGAAGACTGTCGACAATGATACGAATTGGGTGAATGTTATTATGTCTGGTATTGTTCATACTCCATTCTCCCGTGTTAAATCTACCTATGCTACTTTGACTGCCGAAGATGCTCGTGCAAGGGGCTATGTCAAAGGAAAACAAAAAGTGGAGGAAGTTATTGCTGCCGCTAAACGTTCCACATTCCCGCAAACTGTTTACAAGCTTCAAAAGCTTGATCGTGATGATGTTATTGATATTACTGACTTTGATGTAATTGCTTGGATTAAGCAGGAAATGCGTGGAAAGCTTGAACAGGAATTAGCTCGTGCTATTCTTGTTGGTGATAATCGTCCGGATAGTAGTGATGATAAAATCAATGCTATCAATATTCGTCCTATTGCTAGTGATGATAGTGTTTATACTACTGTTCGAGAAATTGGAAAATCGACCGATACCGTTGCCAATATTGTTGCCAGTTTAATTGATGATTCCGTTATATCGATGAACGATTATAAAGGAACTGGTAACATTACTGCGTTTGTTCGTCAGGATGTCCGTTCTCAAATGCTTCTTTTAAAGGATACTACTGGTCGTAGAATTTACAAAGATGACAAAGAACTTGCTGCTGCAATGCTTGTCAATAAAATTGTTCCTGTTCCGTCGAACATTATGGGCGATCATTATATGATTAGTATTGATCTTTCCGATTATAATGTTGGAGCTGATAAAGGTGGAGCTGTCAATTTCTTTGACGACTTTGACATTAACTACAATAAGTTAGAATATCTTATTGAAACTCGTTGCTCTGGTGCCAACGTTACTCCGTATTCTGCTATTGTTTATAATAAACCTGCTACGACTACTCAAGGTTGATTAAGAGTATCGAAAAGGCTTGAAATTCAAAATGGCTAAATTTTATGGAGTTATTGGTTACGGTTTTTCTCATGAAGTAGAATCGCAACCTGGTGTTTGGACTAATGAAATAACTGAAAGAAATTTTGTTGGTGACTTAATAAAATTTTCATCAAAAAATGAAAAAACAAATTCTGCCAACGATAATATTTCTATTCATAATCAAGTTAGTATGATAGCTGATCCATATGCCATACAGAATTTTAAGTATATAAAGTTCGTTAGGTTCATGGGTACTGCATGGAAAGTTACTGATGCTGAAGTGCAGTATCCTAATCTAATATTGACATTAGGAGGTGAATACAATGGCGAGTAGAATCGAATTACACAATATACTTGTATCGATACTCGGATCTAGGAATGTTTATTTTCAACCACCTGAGTCAATAAAAATGATATATCCATGCATAGTTTATGAAAGAACAAAAATAATTAATACTGTTGCAAGTAATAAAGTATACATTCAAGATTATTCATACCAAATAACTGCGATTTATAAAAATCCAGATGATGAACTTCCTAAAAAATTATCTAAAAGTTTAATATGCGATCATATTAGACATTTTGTGTCTGATGGTTTATATCATGACATTTTTGTATATAAAATAAAAAATACCTAAAGGAGAAAATAAAATATGAAATTAGCATGGGATGCTGTTGGTGCTCACAAATTTGAGACTGGCGTTGATCATGGTGTTCTGTTTCCGTACGTTAAATCTGCTCAAGGATCTGGTTCCTATGGCCCTGGTGTTGCATGGAATGGTCTGTCAAAAGTTACAGAGTCGCCAGAAGGTGCTGAATTGACCACTGTGTACTCTGATAATATTGAGTATTTGAATCTTATGTCTGCTGAAAAATTCAAGGCTACTATTGAAGCATATACGTATCCTGATGAATTTGAGAAATGCGATGGATCTGCCGAAATTAAAGATAAGTCTGGAGTTATTATTAGCCAGCAAACTCGTCTTCCTTTCTGCTTTTCTTATCGTACTAAAGTTGGTAGTGATACTGATCCTGAACTTGGATATAAAATTCATATTGTTTATGGATGTCTTGCTAAGCCGAGT